TCCCAAGGCTTATGCATTTGAGTTCATATGAAAGCTCTAAAGAGCTTGATGGAAACTTGATGTGTAAATTCAGGGCAAAAAAACCCCTGTGAATACAGGGGCTTTCAGCTAGGGAGCTAGGTAGGTTTAGCCAAGGCTTACAAGTTTCTTGTAAGACCTCATTGCCTTGATATCGGCAGAAGGCAAAGCCTTCATAGATAAAATTTTAGCAACTTGACCTTGGGTCAAAGGTTTCTTTGCGTTCAATTTCTGTAAGAAATGACCATGGATTGTTCCCCATTTGATGTCCTTTGGACATCTTGGAGCATTGCTAAATTGCGAAGCAATTTTTCTGACCATGCCATAAGATGCTTTAGCATCTGGGTTAGAGATTGAAAACGAAGTTTTAGCAGTAGTATTTTTCATAATTTTTATCCTTGCTCCTTCGGAGCATTTAGCTAGGGCGACATTGCCGAAGCCATTACATAGTAATTTGATTTTCTGTTCGTTGTCAACATCTTTCTTGTGCGTGATTGTCCTGCGTAGAATAATATTCTTCCTGCGACAACAGGTGAAGAAAGTAAAATCATCAAATTTTCGGTCAAAAAATCCAACAAACAACACAAAATCTACAAAGTCGTTTAAGACTTTGATTTCTGAATCCTTGCTCCGAAAGATTACACATAAAGCTTACACATGCCCGTAAAATCTTTACATCATGATTTATATGGAAAGGCGAAAATATTTACGCATAAACTTTTATTTACATGTAGCCTGTAATATTTATCTTTATGTGTGCCTTCCTTCTTGACAACGATTTGGCAATCCTTATAATTGATAGGGCAATCGGCAATGAAGTCGGTTGCAACATTTTGGAGATTTAGATTATGGAAAATTTAATGGACATATGTTCTGAAACTCGTATGGAAAGACTTTTGAATCCTCAAATGTCTGACCATTACTATACAGGTTTCAATGGTAAATATGGCTACCGATTTTATGAAATAAAAGTAGGTAGAAAATGGGTGTTTATGAGAAGCAATGCTCACAAAGTAAGAATGCCTTTGCACAAGTTCAAAGTACATGCGTTTCTTCAATGGCGAAAAGATGCCATGACTGATGCTTCTTGCAAACAATATGCAATTACAGGTAAATATTTCAGACCTAGAGCATGGTGGAAAGATTATGGTTTTACATATAATCCTAAAGATTTTAACTATGACCGAAGCAGATTAGCTTGGTGAAACATATAAACAATAAATATATACGCCCTATTCCTCTTGACAACTGCTGTGGCAACTGTTAGTGTTATAGGGCAATCAACCAATGGAGCAACGATATGGACGAATTAGATTTTGAATTAAACATGCTAGATATTGATGACTATGAAGATAGTGAAGATTTAGATATAACAAACTTTTGTTTAGAACTAGAAGCTAACGAAGTTATTGATGATGAACAATTTAATTATTTGGAGATATGATTATGAAAAAGAAATGTGAAAATCCTAATGGTAAATTTAACATGGCTACTATCAAAGATAGTAAGTCAAGAAAAGCTATCAAGTTTAACAGTCTTGACAAGGCTAAAGCATACCTTAAATCAAAAAGTTATAGGTTTCGTGAAGCCCATAACCACAAAGAAGAAAGATGTATGTTTTATTCTAGTTGGAAATTTGGGTGGGTAAAAGTATCCTCATCTAAAGATTACTTAAACGATACTACAATGGAACAGGGAACTGTTTGGAATATTACAAAAATATAGGAGTAAACATGACATATTTAAGACTTATACAAAAAATGAATGAGATTAGAAAAGAATCATCTAGTACAGAAAAATCCTTTGAAAAAATAGATAAACTATTTTATGAAGATTTAGATAGAAAAGAATTAGTAGATGTATTATTAGAACTAATAATGATAGTAACTCAAAGCGATATAGATTTTAATATATTAGAAAATCCTTTTGATGTATTAGAAGATATCAAAAAAGAGGATAAAAAACCTGATTTAAAAATCGTACATTAAACTTTATACGCCCTATTCCTCTTGACAAGTCCGATTGGATTTGCTATTGTATAGGGCAATCAACAACAAGCCGATAGGCAAGGAGATAAAAATGGCAGATATTAAATTACATGATGTTTCTAAAATAGAAGTATTGAAGAGACGAGATATAGGTTCTAACCTTTCTGTAAGAACTTTAGTGATATACAACACTGAATATTCTAAAAGAGAAGGTAGAAGAGTCGCTACTGAAACTGAAATTACTTGTTTTCTTGACGACAAGTCAGCAAGTAAAATTGTTCACAATAAAACAGACTGGAGATAATATGATAAAAATATACACAGATAGTTACGATAATAAAAAGTTTTTCTATCACTTTAATCTATTTGGATTAAAGTTTAGAATTGCTACCAACACTAGAGGTTTTAATAAGTATGGTACTTATACAACTGGTAGAGGTAGAGTATTAAACTTTGGAAGAAAATATATTTGTTTTATTCCTATGTTTTAAGTAGTCCTTCTATAGAGGAAGTAGTTGGCAGACCTGTCTCACAAAAACTGCCACTTTTATTAACAGCTATTATAAAGGAGATATATTATGGCACAGATGAGAAAATTTGAACAAGAGGCAATAGCCAAAGAGATATTAGATACTATTAGAACTAATAGTGCTAAAGAGCAACAAGCTTTGGAAAAAAGTAGCAAGGATATTAAAAATATTCGTAAGCTACATACTAAAGCAAAAGGTATTCATGACCAAGAAAGAGAACTTTATAGACAAAGAAGAATGCTTGTAGAAGAAATGAAAGATTCTATTCAAAGCTTTAATAATTCTTTAAGTTCTGATACACTTTTTAAACTCAACCAAGACTATAATGATAATATTTCATGGTCATGTAATGAATGGGAAATTAAAAACAACATTGAAAATAAACTTGCAATAGCTTTACTTTCAAATGATTGGCAAGAAAGATTGCCTGAAATTATAGAAAGTATCGCTAGTCAATTTACAGGAGAATAATATGACACACAATGATTTAAGAAAAGGTATGAGAGTTCAGCTAACACCTATACCTATAATTTCAAATAGACCTAGATTTGCTAGAATCATGGATAACATGAAGGGTATAACTAGAATGGTTCACATAGAAGAGAGAGACGGATATCATGCAGATATGGGAAGCGTATATGTTAGTGAAATAGAATATGTTTTATTTGATAACGATATGCCAGAACCTGTAGAAATATCAGAAGCACATCAGAAAAAACTAAATTTACTAGAAAAAATACACTGGGGTTAAATATGATAGATATATATAAAGAAGTTGTAGAAATATTTGATGATAAAATAGAAAATATTACTAAATACAATGGTCAGATATTTGAACTTACAGGGGCAAAAGAAAACGATAATGGGGGTGGACATGGAGATATTATTAAATATCTTGAAGAAAATAAATTAGACACAGAACAATTACAAGATGTGTTATTGGCTCTTGTAAGAGGATTAAGAGGTCATGTATAGGAGATACTATGTATAAATTACTTACAGTCAATAATCCAAAGACTATAAAAGGTTTTCAAAAGTATAACAATATACTTACAGCTATCATGCACTTGCGACCTGTTAGCACTAGGATATGTCCATATCAAGACATAGCAGGTTGTAAGACTGCATGTTTAAATACTGCAGGGCGTGGTGGTATATTCAAGAAGGGCGAGAATACTAATCGCATACAAGATGCTAGACAGCGTAGAACTGATATGTTTTTAAATGACTATGATAACTTCATGGAACTATTACACAAAGAAATTACAAAGTTTATAAACTATTGTCATAAGAAAGATATAACACCAGCATTTAGGTTAAATGGTACAAGTGATATACAATGGGAGAACAAACTATACAAGGGAAAGAATATATTTGAACACTTCCCAGATATACAGTTCTATGATTATACTAAAATACCTACAAGAAAAGTATCACATATCAAGAACTATCATTTGACTTGGAGTTATTCAGAAGCGAATGACAAGTATGCTAGTTTGTTTGATAAGATTGCATACAACATAGCAGTAGTATTCAATGGTGCTTTCCCTATCTATTTCAAGGGTAGGGAAGTAGTCAATGGAGATGAAACAGATTTAAGATTTTTAGACAAAGACAATGTTATTGTTGGTCTAAAAGCAAAGGGCAAGGCACGACATGATATGTCAGGCTTTGTCATTCATGTATAAGATTGGTTGGACTGATGGTAGTATACAACAAGCAGTCCCTGAGTAGCCAACTGCACAACCATACTTATACTAGACTGATTTTTCCACATCTGCGTGGGTGTTTCAATGTCGATAAATAACAAAACACAGCATTGCGAGGCAACTGTTTTGCTAGTTTCAAAGTCTCTAATAAAAAACTAGCATGTTTACAAGGGCAGAAATACACGAAGAAACAAACTTTAAATAAGTTTCCTAGTGTGAGTAGTCTGAAAGGGATAGCAATATCTGATTAGTGCAAAGGTTCGAAACTTTGTCAATGAGTAGCTCTCAAACTATGTGGCTACCTGTCCTTTTAAGCATATTAATTTTATATAAGGAGATATTATGAAACTTAAACAAGTATTAGAAATACAACAAGTGCTAGGTAAAACTATACCTATTGACATGAATCACAAATGGGTGTATTATAGTGACAGTCGTGAAGAGTATGTAGACATCATGGATTTAGATATAGTACATGCTATAAGAATATTAAGAAAGCATGTAGGACAAGATGAATACTATGAAGATTATCAAGATACTATAAATGTAATTAAGGAAATGACATGAGCAATCAACACAATGAAAAACAATTTGAAAAGATAATGCAGGAAGTAGAAGAACTTGATGAACAAGGTAAACTTGAAGAAGATGTATCTTACATAGCTAATATATATGGACTACATGAAGATGATGATAGAGATGATATATTATTTTTTATTGCAGAAAACATATATGAAAATGGGAGGGCGTTATGGCAGTAAAGCGTAAAACTATACAAGCTATAGAGCATGTTAAAAAAGTAACATCACAAGGCACAGGAGGGCGTAGTAGAAAGATTAAAATATCTACAGCTCACATGAATAAAAATAAACGCAGAAGTTATAAAGCATATAGAGGGCAAGGAAGATGAGAGTATTAATTAAATCATATGGTAATGTTGCCATATTTTATTGTAAGATGTTAGGATATAAAAGATATTATGTTTCATGGAGAAATGGAACACTTGAAACCTATTCAGGTTTATGGTATAATGAGAAACAAGTAATTAAATTAGTGGAGGATAGATTGTTATGAATATATTTTATTTTTATGATTGTCCTGTTTTATCGGCACAAGCACAACCTGATAAGATGTTAGTAAAAATGCCATTAGAAACAGCACAGATGTTATGCACAGCACATAGAGAATTAGATGGTAATGACTACGCTGATGAAGTAGGTTTATATAAAAGAGCCTATTGGAATCACCCATGTACAGTATGGGCAAGAGAATGTAGTGCTAATTATTTTTGGTTATACAGACACTTTTTAGCATTAGGAACAGAATATAATTACAGATATGGTAAGACACATGCAAGTATAGTTAAACTTGCTAAACATTTATCTAAAATACCAGATAATATTAAGCGTACTGGTTGGATTAAAACACCACTAGCACAGGCTATGCCTGATGAGTACAAAAATAATGACCCTATCAAAGCTTATAGAGATTATTGTACCCATGAAAAACACTATGCAAAATGGGAAAAAGGTAGAGCTAAACCAGAATGGTGGGCAGTATGAAGAATTTTTTTTATTGGGTATCAGAGTGTTGGAATTTAATTATGGACGTAAAGTATAACCCACTTAAAAATATTAATGAGCCTTCTTTACAGGCATATTTTATGTTAGTATTGTTTACAATGTGGTCGGTATTTTTTGGATTTATTGCTACATATTATTTAGGTTGGTATGGCTACGATACTGTTACAAGTATTGTAGTTCATCTTACTGTATTGATACCAATTATATTTACCAATGCAGTATTTAAAGATGCAGAAAGGAATGGCGATAAATGGTTTTTAGCATTTAAAGATAAACAAAAAAAGAAAAAATTATTTAGTAAAGATAATAATATTGTTAAATGGGATTTAGATAATGAAGCATAATATAAAAGCTACACTAACACGAGAAGAATATAAAGATTTTAATACTTATGTAGATTATTTAAGTATAAATCACAACATAAGTATTCCTCATACTGTTGAAACAGTTGGGAACAAGTTTCTAGTAGAAATATTAGAAGACATTGATGTAAATAAATTAGATAATTTACTTGACATTGATGATGTTATGTTGTATAATACGACACAATAAAAAGCCAAAGGAGGTAACTATGGCAGTAATAGAAGGAAAAGCTTACTGGGCTTCAGTAACTACACCAAACACAACTTATGAGCCTGTGTATACAGTAGATTTAGTTGTTGATGATGAAGTTGCAAATGATTTTGAAGCTCGTGGGTTTAGAATAAAAGACTTATCTATTAAAGATGAGCAAGGAACTCCGACAAATGTTGGGAGAGCTTTAACAATCAAAAGAAAAGTAAATGGTCCGAATGGCATGGTCAGAAACGCACCTAAACTTTTTGATAAAGAGAAAAATCTTATGGACGAGGTCGTAGGAAATGGCTCTAGTGTAAAAGTTCAATACAACGAGTGGGAAACCGAAAATAAGTTTGGAACATTTAAAGGTTTAGATTTCCAAGCTATGCAGGTTTTAGATTTAGTTCCTTTAAAATCTCAAGATGGAGCAGAGCTTGACCCTTATGGAGATGGCGAGGAGTTTTAATATGATTGTAACTATTAACAATGAAAGTGGTACAACAACTTATGATGTATCAAAAGTTAAAGATGCAAGTATTAGAACTCAAGCTACTGTTATAATAAATAAGGTAGGTCAGCTTGAGGTTTTATTAGAAGCTTTAAACTTTACCAGTTCTACACACAGGGCAAATCTAGAAGCCCTCTTAAAAGATTGTCCTGAATCTCTGGTAGAAGTTGAAGAAGAAGAAGTCGCAGAAGATACAACAGATTCTGAAGACTAATTCGTATCTCCAAGTGAGGGGCTAGACTTTTGTTTAGCCTCTCCATTTTAATTCAATGAGGGTATCATGGAACAAAATAAATTTATAAAGTATCATGTATCATGCCATGAGTGTGGCAGTTCTGATGCTGTATCAGTAAACGAAGACGGGTCAGCTAAATGTTTTAGTTGTGGCAAGTTTTATAGTAATTATGAAAATAAGGTAACACCAATGGAAAAATATAAACAACCAACTACCATTGTAAATCCACATGGAGGTATATTTGGTAAATTAGTTGATAGAAATATCACAAAAGAAACAGCAGAAAAGTATGGAGTAAAAGTTATTTATGACTCAAATGGTCAAATGGCTCAACACTTATATCCTTTTTATATAAACAATGAGCAATGTGCTACAAAGACTAGGTATGTAAAAGACAAAAGATTTTCTTTCAATGGTTCTATACAAGGCTCTGGATTGTTTGGACAAAATTTATTTAAAGAGGGTGGTAAATATCTTACTATCACAGAGGGAGAATGTGATGCTATGGCAGCCTTTGAATTGCTAGGGAGCAAATGGGCTTGTGTAAGTATCAAAAGAGGAGCTTTATCTGCAGTAAAAGATATAAAAGAAAGTCTGGAATATGTAGAAAGTTTTGACAATGTTGTGCTATGTTTTGACAAAGACAAGCAAGGACAGGAAGCTGCAAAGAAAGTAGCTACGATTTTAAAACCGGGAAAAGCAAAGATTGTAACGCTACCAAATGGTTACAAAGATGCAAATGATATGCTCAAGCAGGGTAAACATCAAGAGTTTACTAGAGCTTGGTGGGATGCAAAACTTTATACTCCTAGTGGTATTATTAAAGTATCTGATAGGAAAAAATCTTACTTAAATAGAGAGAAAAAAGAAAGCATAGCTTTTCCATGGGAAGGATTAAATAAAAAGCTATATGGTTTAAGGCAGGGAGAACTCGTAACTCTTACTGGTGGCACAGGATTAGGTAAGTCTAGTGTTACCAGAGAGTTAGAGCATTGGCTCATAAATCAAACAAAAGATAATGTAGGTGTGATTGCACTGGAAGAAGATTGGAAAAGAACTGTTGATGGTATACTTTCTATCGAAGCTAATGCAAGACTTTACATTGACCAAGAACGAGAGAAGTTCGATAAAGAAACTATCATGCAAATGTTTGATAAAGTATTTGAAGAAGATAGAGTATTCATTCATGCACACTTTGGCACTAACGAGATAGATGATATCTTTGCAAAGCTTAGATATCTCATAGTTGGTTGCGATTGTAAGTGGGTGGTAGTAGACCATTTACATATGCTTGTTAGTGCTGTGCATGAGGGAGATGAACGAAGAGCCATTGATTCTATTATGACTAGGCTTCGTAGCTTGGTTGAAGAAACAGGAGCAGGACTAATACTTGTATCACACTTGCGTAGAGTGGATGGAAATAAAGGACATGAGAATGGTATTGAAGTATCTTTATCTCATCTTCGTGGGTCAAATAGTATTGGACAGTTAAGTGATTGTGTGATAGCATTAGAAAGAAATCAACAATCAGATGATGAGCTTGAGGCAAGAACAACAAAGCTCCGTGTCTTGAAGTCAAGATATACAGGCGATGTAGGACTAGCTAGTTCATTAGTTTACGATAAAGATACAGGTAGACTATCAGAAGAAGACATGTCGGAGTTTGAGGTGGAGCATAATGGAATTAGTATTTGATATAGAAACAGATGGGTTAAATCCTACAGTAATATGGTGCATAGTAGCTATAGATGAATTTGGAGATGTTTATAAATACTATGAGGACACTTTAGATGAAGGCATAAAATTATTACAAAGTGCAGATAAAATTATTGGACATAATATTTTAGGATTTGATATACCTGTAATTAAAAAATTAAAAGGTGTGGATTTATATCATCATGATAAAGTTGTAGATACTTTAGTTCTTTCAAGATTATTTAATCCTACACGAGAAGGTGGTCATAGTATAAGTAAGTGGGGTTATAAATTAGGACTACCTAAAAAAGAATCTCCTGAGTGGACATGCTTTAACAAAGAAATGTTAGATTATTGTGAGCAAGATGTTGTTATAAATAATAAATTATTTAATTATTTGAAAAAAGAATCTATTGGTTTTTCAAAAGAATCAATAGATTTAGAACACAAAGTTACATACTTGCTAGAAGAACAAAAACAAAATGGATTTTTATTTAATGATGAACAAGCTATGCTTTTAACATCTGAATTAAGTCTTAAATTACAACAAACTGAACACAAAGTTCACGAAACATTTAAGCCTATATGGGTAGATGATAAATTAATTACACCTAAATTAAAAAAAGATGGACAACTTTCTAAACAAGGATTGACAGAGCAAGAATACACCGATATAATAGAGGGTAGACTTGAACAAAAACCTTTCATGAGAAAGACTTTACAAGAGTTTAATCTAGGTTCAAGAAAACAAATAGGTCAAAGATTACAAGAGCTTGGTTGGAAGCCAAATAAGTTTACTCCAACTGGTCAAGCTATCGTAGACGAGTCCACACTTAAAAAGATTACACATATAAAAGAAGCTCAACTCATAGCAGATTTTTTATTGTATCAAAAAAGATTAGCACAGGTTCACTCTTGGATAGAATCAGTAGATAAAACAGACAATAGAGTTCATGGCTCTGTAATTTGTACTGGTGCTATTACAGGAAGAATGGCACACAGAAGTCCTAATATGGCTCAAGTACCTGCTGTTTACAGTCCTTATGGTAAAGAATGTAGGTCTTGTTGGACTGTTCCAGAAGGATATAAACTTGTAGGTATAGATGCAAGTGGTTTAGAATTAAGAATGTTAGCACACTATATGGCTGACGAGGAGTATATAAATGAAATTATTAACGGAGACATTCATACAGCTAACCAAAGATTTGCTGGACTTAAATCAAGAGATGAGGCGAAAACTTTCATCTATGCACTCGTTTACGGAGCTGGAGATGAAAAGATTGGAAGAATCATTAAGGGAAGCAGGGATGCAGGTAAACAATTGCGAGAACGCTTTCTTGTTAGTTTACCAACACTTAGAACTCTTAAACAACGAGTTGATAGAGCTTCGCAAAAGAAATATTTAAAAGGTTTAGATGGTAGAAAAATTATTATTAGAAACAGACACTCTGCATTAAACTCTTTATTACAGGGTGGAGGTGCAATAGTAATGAAAAAAGCATTAACTTTATTAGATTTAGACTTGAAATTAAATACTATTGATGCTAAAATAGTTGCCAATATACACGATGAATGGCAAATAGAAGTGAGGGAATCACAAGCAGATTATGTAGGTAGAGCAGGAGTTCAAGCTATAAAAGATGCAGGTGAATATTATAAAATGCGTTGTCCTTTGGATGGCGAATACAAAATAGGAGGTAGTTGGTATGAGACCCACTAAAGAAAATATGAGTAAGTTTGACCTTGATTTAAAATATGGTCAGATAAGAGAAGATAAAATAGCAGAGATGTTTACTGATAAAAAGATTGAAGTAAAATCTGAAAGAGGTATGTGGATGAAAACCGGAAACATATGTATTGAATATCAATCTTATGGTAAGCCTTCAGGTATAGCAAATACAGAAGCAGATTATTGGTTTCATAATCTTTGTATTGGAGATGATATATTTTGTACACTTATATTTGATGTTCCTAAACTTAAAAAACTTATAGAAAAATTAGACTTTAAAAAGTCTGTTAGTGGTGGAGACCACAACGCTAGTAGAATGTGGCTAGTAAATGTGAGAAAATTATTTACATCTGATGTATATAAAACATTTGAGGATTTAAAAGATGAATAATTACAAATCAGAAGCAGGTCATTGGTATGACCATGATGGTAAACCTATGTATACTATTGTAGGTGCGAATGGTAAAGAAAGAAATACTACTTTGCGTGATGCTAAAAAAGAAGGTTTTGTTCCTTCAGTTACTACTATTATAGGTATTGCAGCCAAACCCTCACTAGAAAATTGGAAGATTACACAAGCTTTAGAAGCATCTTTAAATGTAAAACAAGACGACCCAGAGTATATAAATAAATGTAAAAATGCAGGTAGAGAAGTAGGAATGAATGCTGCAAAACAAGGTACAAAAATACATGCACAAATAGAAAAAGGATTTTTAGGTGGAGCTAAAACAAAACCTTACAAAGTTATTAAGTCTTGGTTAGATGCAAACTATCCTAACGAACAATGGATAGCAGAAGATTCTTTTTGTGCTAACGAAGGATATGGTGGTAAGATAGATTTATATTCTAAGTCTGGTATATTTATAGACTTTAAAACTAAAGACAATTTAAAAGGAAAAGATTCTGCTCGTTTAGTATATGATGAACATGGTATGCAATTATCAGCTTATGCTCAAGGTTGTAACATAGAAGACCCTGAAAGAATATCTATATTTGTTGATAGGGCAGATACAGAGTTAGTTTTAACTCATGTGTGGGATAAAGAAACTCACTATAAACATAAAGAAATGTTTAACAGTTTACTAAACTATTGGAAGCTTGTTAAAAATTATGATTCAACAGTATTATGAATGGAAAAAAAGCAAAACAAATAAGAAAAAAATCAAAGCAGTTAGTGGTTGATTGGCTACAAACTATGTTAATAGAAGAAGAAAGAAAAAAAGTTTCAGTAAATAATATTAATAAATATTTACCTGACGAAACTCATTTTTATGCTAATAATAAATTAATGGTTTCTGCTTACACACCTAGATGGTTTGCACAAAAAATTAAAAAGTCTAATAAAAATTTACAGGACATTACATGGCAGGATATAGAAAGCCTAGGATAATAAGACCAAAAGAAAAAGATGTTCCTAAAGGATATGATTCTAAATGGGAACATAAACTGCACACTACAATTTTAAAAGATTGGCAACATCATTCTGATAAAGTTTCTTACATAGTAGAGCATGAGTATGAGCCAGACTTTGTAAAAACTATTGGTAATAAAGAATATTTGCTAGAGGCAAAAGGTAGATTTTGGGACTATCAAGAATACAATAAATATGTTTGGATTAGAAAAGCTTTAAAACCTAATCAAGAATTAGTGTTTTTATTTTCTAGTCCATACTCTCCAATGCCACAGGCTAAAAGGAGAAAAGATGGAACTAAAAGAACACATGCAGAATGGGCTGACAAAAATAATTTTTTATGGTATAATGAGGACAACTTACCAGAGGAGTGGAAATGAAATATAAATTTAATGAAGATAAAATTTTAAAACTTATAAAAGAAAATATTGATGCTACATATAGTCAACATTATGCAAATGAAAAGTATCAAGCAACAGATATGATACTAGATGCAGGACATGGAGAAGGTTTTTGTATGGGAAACATAATGAAATATGCTATGCGATATGGTAAAAAAAGAGGGCATAATGATTCAGACTTGTACAAACTTATACATTATGCTATAATAGCAATATATATAAATTATAATGATTGGGATGGAGAGGTCAAATAATGGTTGAAGATAAAATAGGAACTAAGCCTTACTTAGGAATTGAAATAGACTATGATAAAGAAAAAGAGTTTGATAAATTTAGTCTAGATACACTCAGAGATAGATACTTCTGGGAAGGAGAAACACATGCACAAGAAGCATTCGCAAGAGCCTCAGTCTTCGGGGCTACTTTCAAAGGCGAGACAGATTTTGAACTGGCTCAAAGACTTTACAACTACAGTTCCTCTCGTTGGTTCATGTTTAGCACTCCTATTCTTAGTAACGGGGGAACGAGTCGTGGGTTACCTATCTCTTGTTTCCTTAATTATGTTCCTGACAGTCGCTACGGTTTATCTAATCACTACGATGAAAACATTTGGTTGGCAAGTTCAGGTGGAGGCATTGGTGGATATTGGGGCGATATTAGGAGCAACGGTATTTCTACTGCTCATGGCAGTCGTTCTACTGGTTCAATTCCATTCATGCATGTTGTAGATTCTCAAATGTTAGCCTTCAATCAAGGCACAACTAGAAGAGGTTCTTATGCAGCATATATGGATATAAGTCATCCAGAAATTGAAGAGTTTATAAACATGCGTAAAGAATCTGGTGGAGATATAAATCGTAAATGTCTTAACTTACACAATGGAGTAAACATAACAAATGCATTTTTAGAAGCTGTAAAAAACGATGAAGATTGGAGATTGATTGACCCTAAAACTAATGAAGCTGTTAAAGTAATTAATGCTAGAGATTTATGGTGGCAAATTATACATGCAAGAGCAGAAACAGGCGAACCATATATGATAAACATAGATACTTGTAATAAATTTTTACCACAAGAACAAAAAGATTTAGGTCTTGAAATAAAACAAAGTAATTTATGTTCAGAGATTACATTACCAACTAATGAAGAAAGAACAGCAGTATGTTGTTTGTCCTCTGTAAACTTAGAACACTTTGATAAATGGTCAAAAGATGATAACTTTATTAAAGATTTGATAACAATGCTTGACAATGTTATAGAACATTATATAGAAAACGCAGTAGACACATCACAACTAGGAGGATATAGTGCAAATTTTAAAAGATTCCAAAATTATGTTAGAGAAGGTAAAGAAGGTTATATTAAATCTGCCTATTCGGCATATAGAGAGAGAAGTCTCGGCTTGGGTGCAATGGGGTTTCATGCATATTTACAATCTAGGAACATACCTTTCGAGGGTATTTTCGCAACTGGATTTAACCACAAAGCTTTTGTATATATTAAATCAAGAGCAACTGAAGCGACTAAAGAGTTGGCTATCAAAAGGGGTGAAGCTCCTGACATCCATAGTTCAGGTAGGAGAAATGCTAATCTCATGGCTATTGCTCCTAATGCTAGTAGTGGGATTATATGTAGTGGGACTTCTCCTAGTATTGAGCCTTATAGAGCTAATTGCTATACTCATAAAACTTTGTCAGGGAGTTACCAAGTTAAGAATAAATATCTTGAAAAGATTCTCAAATCAAAAGGATTAAAAGGTAAAAAGCTAGAGGAGACATGGAAAGACATTGCAGGGTCTGATGGTTCTGTTCAGCATTTAGACATTCTTACTGATGATGAAAAAGAAATATTTAAAACTGCAAATGAAATAAATCAAATATGGATTATTGAACATGCATACCAACGACAACAGTTTGTATGTCAAGCACAATCTGTAAATTTATTTTTTACTTTACCAAAAGCTACAGAAGGTCAAGACATACACGATGAATATATGCAGTATGTAAATGATGTACATTGGTATGGTATGAATAAACTTAAATCACTCTACTATTTTAGGTCTAACGCAGCTAGAAGTGTAGAAAATGTAAACATTAAAGTTCCAAGAATCAAGTTAGATGATGTGGAATGTATAGCCTGTGAGGGGTAACATGAAAGTAGAAATATTATATGATGCTTTATATGATAGATATAAAGCAAAACAAACAGAAGCTTTATGTAATCTTCAAATGTATTTTATAGAAGGTGTAGGTGTAGCAGACCATCCTGATACAGTAAAAACTGTAGCTAAATTATTTGAAGAGTATGCAGAAGCAACAGAACATTTAAAATTATTGAGGGAGAATAAATATGAGCTTATTGGGGAATAGAGATTATTACAAACCATTTGAATATCCTTGGATGTTTGACTATTATGTATTACAAAATCAAATGCATTGGATGCCAGAATCTGTGCCATTACATACAGATGTAAAAGACTGGCAAGATTTAACTGACAAAGAAAAGAATTTACTTACACAAATATTTAGATTGTTTACTCAATCAGATGTAGATGTAGCTTCAGGTTATATAGATAAGTATATGCCTATATTTAAAAAGCCAGAAGCTAGAATGATGATGTCATCTTTTGCTAATATGGAATCTATACATCAACATGCCTACAGCTTATTACTTGATACAGTAGGTATGCCAGAAATAGAATACAAAGCTTTTGCAGACTATGAAGAAATGGCAGACAAGCATGACTATGTTGGTAACTTTAAACCTAGTAAAGCTAAAAAAGAAACAATAGCAAAAACTCTTGCTGTTTACTCTGCTTTTACAGAAGGACTACAACTCTTTTCAAGTTTTGCAATCTTGTTAAACTTTCCTAGATTTGGAAAGATGAAAGGTATGGGTCAGATAGTTACATATTCTATTCGTGATGAGTCTATGCATGTTGAAGCAATGACAAAATTATTTAGAGAATTTATAAAAGAAAACATAGAAATATGGACTGATGATTTTAAGAAAGAGCTATATGAAATATGTAGACAAATGGTTACACTTGAAGATAAGTTTCTTGATTTAGTATTTGAAATGGGAGACTTACAAGGACTAACAAAAAAAGACATGTATGCTTACAATAGATATATAGCTGATAGGAGATTATTACAACTCGGTCTTAAAACTAATTATGACCAAAGAGAAAATCCTCTTGGTTGGATTGATGAAGTTATGGGTGTTGAACATCAAAACTTTTTTGAAGGTAGAGCAACAACATATATGAAAGCAGGTTTAAGAGGTAGACAAGATAACATAACCTTTAGTGATTTAAATGAGCAAACTAACTGATAAAAAAGATGCTGCTTGGTTTATAAAATGGATATCTAGTTTTATAGTTATAACAGCTATGTCTTTACGAGGCATAGAAGGTATGCAAATATATGATTTAAGTTTATCCATTGTGGGAGTAGCTGGTTGGTTATGTGTTGGAATGTTATGGAAAGATAGAGCATTAATTATTTTAAACGCTGTGGGTCTTGTCTTTTTATTTAGAAATTTATTAATAGAATATATAATATGAAAAAACAAGAAGCAAAACTAATGCAGTATACTTTATTGTATGATAGGTCTGGTAAATTAATTACAGAAAGAATATCAACAGATATATCAAAACTAAAACCTTATTTTTCTAAAGAAGATTATGCTATTTTAAGTACAATACTAAGAGAGTGTAAACAAAAGTTAGACGAAGTACATAACTACATAGAAGTTAATTTAGATGCTAGGCTAATGAAATGAAGTGGGCTAGTTTATTACTAGGTTTACTAACATTACCTTTATTATTTAATATAACACCATTAGAGGTAATGAGGTTAAAAACTTTTGATACTTTTGTACAAACACCAGAACCATCTGGTAACTTTGTAATCTTAAATATTACAGAAGAAGATGTACAAGCAAAAGGTGGTTATCCTTTTCCTAGACAAGACTTAGCTCAAATACAAGTAGATTTACTAAACAAAGGTGCTTTAGGTGTGGGTTGGGTTATATTATTTCCACAATCAGATAGGTTTGGAGGAGACGAAGTTTTTAAACAATCTCTTTCTTATGCTCCCAGTGTATTAGCCATGCCAGAGTTTGACAATGGAGAATATCCTAAAACTCATGGTACTGTTATACTTGGACCAGATGTAGATTTACCAAAAGCAAAAGGGTTTTTACAAAATATACCAGAGCTTCAAGAAGTGTCAGCTCAAGGTGCTGTGTCTGCTCCAGTAGATGTAGATAATTTAGTAAGAAGAATACCTTTACTACAACAAACTCCAGAAGGTTGGGTAGCTTCTTTTGGAACTGAAGTATTAAAAACTTTAGTAGGTGCTAATACTTATCAGATAAAAACAAATGACAATGGTGTAGAACAAATAAGAGTTCGTGGTCTTAATCCTATAACTACAGATAGTCTGGGTAGAAAATGGATTAGTTGGGTTGATACACCACAAACTACATTATCTGAAATGAATGTTGCAGGTAAGTTTGTATTTGTAGGTGTTACTGCAGAGGGGGTAATGCCTACTTTAGCTACACCAAATGGGTTATTAGAGCCTCACAAGATACAGTCTGCCCTTGCAGAAAGTATTTTAATTGACTCTCCGTTTATACCAGACTATAGATTATTTTTAGAATTATTAATATTATGCATTTCAGGATTATTAACAGCTTTCGTAATAAATCGTTTTGGTATAACCTTGGGGTTACTATCTGCCGGTACATTGATGTTGTCAATAGCTGTTCTAGGTTACTATTTTATATTACGAGGTTTTTTAGTTGATGTAACTTGGAGTATGACAAGTATGACACTTTTAGCTACTCAACAATTCTATTTAAACTTTAGAACTCAATACAAACTTAGACAACAAATAAAGAAACAGTTTGAACATTATCTTGACCCGAGACAAGTAAAACAATTACAAGACAATCCAGAATCTTTAAAACTTGGTGGAGAAAGAAAGTATTGTTCTTTTCTTTTCACAGATGTTAGAGGTTTTACTTCACTATCAGAAAGATTAGAGCCAGAAGAAGTAACAGAAATAATGAACAAAGCATTAACTATACAAGCTAATGCAGTTAAAAAGTATGGTGGTATGGTAGATAAGTATATTGGAGATGCAATGATGGCTATCTTTAATGCACCTGTAGATATAGATATGCATGAAGACAGGGCAATACTTACAGCTATAGAAATTAAAAGACAAATGTTAAATGCTAACTTAGGAATTGAAATAGGTATTGGAATTAATACTGGCTATGCTGTAGTAGGAAACATGGGTAGTGATACAAGGTTTGATTATACTGCTATTGGAGATGCAGTAAATTTAGCAGCAAGATTAGAAAGTTCTACAAAGGAAGTAGGAGAAGATATTGTTATAGGTTATGAAACAATCAAGAATACTAATATATATGTAGAAAAATTAAAAGACATAAAAGTAAAAGGTAAATCAAAAAATATAAAAATTTACACAATAGACTTGACAAATTATCTTTAAACACTATAATATAAATGAGAGTGTGCGAAAGGTCGGCACTCATAAACTTGCTTTATAAAAGGAGTTAATATGACAAATATAAAAGCATTTGGGCAATTCAGCCCGTTCTCTGTTGGTTTTGATGAAATGTTTAATACATTACAAAGAGCATCAACACCAGCATCAAACTATCCACC